GATGGATATGAATTAAACGACGAATACATTGGATACTATATTGGAACTGTAGACGAGAACGGCGATGTTATATATCTAGCCGGCGAAGCAGTGACGGACGATGCGGACATATTACGTCCGGTCGCTGAATTAGTTAAGGTGGGTTCTTTAAGAATAACGACGACGACGGACGAAAGAGGATACGGTACCGCCACGCCACCCCCTGGTGCCTCAGAGACTCGACGCGTCGATGTAACCAAGAAAGAGGTGGTCTATTTAGGAGATGTGGCGGAATATGGAGACGGGACGGCAGAGGGCAAGCCGTTTATTTTAGAGAAATTTGTTTCAATTAACGGTTCTAAGATGAAACCATCCGCAGCAGAAGCGATAGTCAAGGCAAAAGGGTCCGCATTATTGATTTCTGAAGTTTACCCGGGCACCCTCCAGCATGTAATGAGTCCGGCCGGCGCAGTCGTTGGTCTTGATGGGGAATTGGGTGTAAGATATGGAATTCAATTCTATTATGCCGGCGGCGGCAGCAAGATTCCGATAGCAGACGTGGCCGTTGATTCACTTGACTTGAGGTGCAGCGAATTCGCGCCTTTCGATGGAGACTCCAAGATGCTGCTGTGTCTCCTCAACATGCTCAAACAGCATCCTAAGTATCGCATGCTCACGGGATATATCTTTCCCCTGAAAAAGGTGACTGCAACTTTAGCAATGTATAACGATCTAGGATTCTTGTCAGCTATTGGAGAAGTTACCGTGGGAAGAGGCGATTATGATCGCTGGGTGCCCATGAGCAAGGGAATATTCGCCTCCATGTCCCCGGGCCCTGAACCCGACTCCCAGGGAGACTGGATCAACAGCACCAATAAGGGAGTGCAAGCCAAGCCGGGCTCCATTGCGTTTCTTAATGAGACCTCGACCACAGAAGATATCCCCGATCCCTATTGGGGCAAAGACGGCATGATGAGGGAGGGTGGCGGCGACGAGACGTACACAATCATGATTAAAACTCTCGATGCAGGCAAGAGTCTGGTCGGAGGTAACGAAGGTTGGGTTGCTTATAAGAATCGCAAGAAAGGATTGTTTGGGGGAATTGGTGTCTTAGAATGGGACAACTGGGATAGAGTAATCCTCCGTAATTCAACAAGCCGCATTAAGAAGATGTTTAAAGGATATTACAACTCTCGTACGTGGATCCCGGGCGATATGGGAGACTTCAAACCCGGCCAGCTATGGATTGAAAACATGAAGGCGAGAATGATGCCTAATCCGGCGATGGGCATCTTGCCATGGTTCCGAAGGAGAAAGGTGCGCCCGAACCCCTTCAATGCCAAGGGTGAAATGTGTGATGGGCCGACCAAATAAAAGTAAACAAGGGAATAGTTAGTATGAGGAAAGAAATATGGCTTCATTCGGTGTAGCACTGCCCATCACCAGAGATACGTCTGATGGGTTTCGCATGATTAAGAGCTTTAAAAGGCTAGCTATGCAAAATTTAAAAATGCTCATTCTCACAGTTCCTGGAGAACGTGTGATGGAACCTGAATTTGGAGTGGGCGTACGAAACTATCTTTTTGAACAATTTAATAGTTCGACTTATGCCAAAATAGATGATGCTATCCGCCGGCAAGTCGCCACATATATGCCGGCCATTAAAATTGAGGGTGTTGAATTTTCCGGAGAAGCACAAGAACTAAACCGACTCCTACTCCGAATAAAGTTCTCTATTCCAGATATTGGAATAACTGAAATGCTAGAGTTTACTATTTAAAAAAGAGGACTTTTTAATGCCAGACGAACAAAAAAAGATACTTCCGATAAATTATACTAATCGTGAGTTTGAAAGCATCAGGAATGATTTGCTTGAAATAGCCGAAAGGTTTTACTCAGATTCTTTCCAAGATTTTAGTGAAGCCTCTTTCGGCGCCATAATGGTAGATTCTGTTGCCTATGTCGCCGACCAACTATCATTTTATTTAGATTACAACGTAAACGAGTCATTCCTAGACACGGCATATCAGTTTGATAATGTGCTTAGACATGGCCGCATTTTAGGATACAAATACCAAGGGCGCCCATCTACTTATGGGCAAGTAGCCTTATATGTAATAGTGCCAGCTAGCCAGACAGGCATAGGCCCAGACAAAGCTTACTTGCCCATCCTAAAGAGAGGCAGCCGGTTCACAGCCGAAAGTGGTCTGAACTACGTTCTAACTGAAAATATCGATTTTGCAAATTCCAAAAATCCCGTAGTGGTGGCACAAATGGACCCCAGTACTGGTGCCCCAACCCACTTTGCTATCAAGGCGTATGGAACAGTAGTGTCTGGTTACTTCGGCCAAGAGCGCATCCCCACGGGCCCTTATGGGAGGTTCAAGAGGGTAAGACTAACCACACCAAATGTTTCCGAAATTATCACAGTGTTTGATTCAGACGGAAATGAATATTTTGAAGTGGATTATTTGGCACAAGATATGATTTATAAGGAAGTATCTAACTCGAATTACAAAGATGATAATGTGCCATCAATCCTGAAGCCCTATCTGGTGTCCCGGAAGTTTACAGTTGAAAAAACGCAGACGAATACTTTTATTCAATTTGGCAGCGGAGATCCCGGGGCATCTAACGTGGTCGCCGATCCTCAAAGCGTGGCAATGGATGTCTTTGGAAAAACATATGTCTCAGACACCACTTTTGATCCGACGCGTCTCACAAAGAATCAAAGTTTTGGAATAGTTCCGGCTAACACTAACTTAACTATTACATATAGAGTTACTAATCCGACTAACTCAAATTTAGCTGTTGGTGGCCTCAACGGAGTGGCGAATGCGAGATTGGAGTTTGCGGATAGAACCATTTTAGCGGAATCGAAAATCCAAGCGGTTATATCTTCAGTGGAAGTATACAACGAAGAGCCTATTGTGGGAAGCGTTAGTTATGCTAACAGTTCCGAGGTTAAAAGACGAATTTTTGATACGTTCCCTACTCAGAACCGCGCTGTCACACAAGCTGATTATGAAAATTTGGCATGCAGAATGCCGCCTAAGTTCGGCTCAGTAAAGAGATGCTCAGTCCAAAGAGACCCCAATTCTCAAAAGCGGAATTTAAATGTATATATCATATCTGAAGATGTGTTTGGAAAGCTTACTCAAACAAACGCGACTATCAAAAATAATTTAAAAACTTGGCTGAATCAGTATAGGATGATTAATGATACTATTGACATTTTAAATCCGTATATTATCAATCTAGGAATAGACTTTCTTGTTAAGACCGTAGTGGGAGCAAACAAATATAAAGTATTGGACGCATGCGTAAAAGAACTTGCTGAGATGTACAGCGTCCCATTTTTTATAGGCGAAGCGATTTATATTAGTGACGTTTACCAGCGCCTGAAAGATGTAGATGGAGTATTAGATGTAGTAAAAGCTAAATTTGTTACAAAAACGGGCACCAACTACTCCGGGTCTACAATCAATATTCAAAAGCATCTTTCGCCGGATGGTACTTATCTTATTGTTCCAAAAAATGCAATTGTAGAAATTAAGTATCCTGAAGTTGATATCAAGGGAAGAATTAGATAATGGGAATAAAGAAATACAAAGCGAACGCAGACAATACTATTGTTAATGCTTTTAAGCCAAATCTACGTACACGCGGCACGGGCGCCAACTGTGGCGAAGCTGATGTCTTAGAGATTTATTCCATCTACGGCCGCCAATTTGGAAGTGGCTCGCAGGGAGAAGCTTCAGTCCGCTCCTCCGAACTTTCGCGCATATTGGTAAATTTTCCAATTACAGATATTGTCAACGATCGAAGCAGCGGAAGAATTCCTGCATCCGGTAGTGTAAGCTTTTATTTGCGCTTATTTAATGCAGCCACTTCAAAGACTGTTCCGAAAAATTATAAGCTTGTAGTCCTCCCAATCTCTCAGTCGTGGCAGGAGGGAGACGGCCTGGATCTGGAGACTTATAAAGATCAGACAAAGGGGGGAATTGGCTCTAACTGGATCAATGCTTCAAGCGGAACCACCTGGAAATCATTAGGAGAGCCCGGAGTATCGGCGTATAGCACGGTGGGAGGCGCTTATATGACTGGCTCCATGTCCGACGGAGCAGGAGTTCCTTCTTATACACAAGCGTTTTCGACGGGTTTAGAAGACTTGAAGATTGATATTTCCGATTTGGTGGAAAAATGGGTAGCCGAAGACATCCCGCGCTATGGCGTGGGGGTTCATCTGTCGGCCGCTTACG